ATTCTGTAAAGTGTAAGCTATGATTTCTTAAATCAAAACCTTGCCAATCTAAAAATTCAAAACTTCTAGCACCACAAAAATCTACAAACTCTTTTGCTTTAGGATCATTAGAAAAAGATTCACTATGTTTTGATAAACCAAAATCTCCTAAACTTTTTTTCCATTTAGGTTCTTTCTTTAATGTTTCTTTTTGTAACTTATCTGCTTTCTTAATATACTTATCTGTAATCGGCATAAGTTTTTTTATAAACATAGGTGCTTGTGCTACCCATATTGGTGTTTGAAAATAAAATTCACTTTTAAAATCAACATGATTTTTTGGCTTATTACTGCCACCTTGCTTTACATCATTCATATTACAACCAAGGATAACCTAGATTCCATATCACTAGACTATACCTTACTCCTTTCGTTACTGGTTTAACTCTATGCCAAACAAAAGACGGAAATACAACAAGACTACCTTTAGGTAGTATTTCTGTACAAGTTCTTATATTTGGTTTTTTATCAGGGTCTTGATTTCTTAAATCAAACTCTAGTTCTCCACCTTTATATTCACTAGGGTCAGTTAAAGAAACTGTTACTGATAATTTTCTTATCTTGCCTTTTGTTGGACCATCTTCTATATATGGTTTATCCCAACTATCACAATGCCAATCATAATATTGTTTTTTTTTATAGATTGTAAATTGACAAGATTCTGAAAAATCCCACTTAAAATTCCAACCTGCATTTTTATTAGCTTGATGTATATAAGGGTGTATTTCTTTATAAATCCAATTATCATTAAACCAACATATATTTGAATCTCTTTTCTTTTTTAAATCTGCTATTTCTTTTTTAGTTAATGGTGCTTTACTTAAATCTCTATCTCTACCAAAACCACCTGTGAGTGCTAATTGTTCAGCTTGTTTATTAGCTAATCCTTGTTTTATTATTAGATCACATATTCTTGGTGGTATAGCATTTTGAAAATACCAATAATAATTAGATATATTCATAAGTAGAAATTAACAATGTTTGAAGTTTTTTTGATTTACTTTCGTTGATAAAGAATTTTTGCACACTTGGAAATATTACAAATTCATTGTTTTGTAAAGGTAAATGCCAAGTTCTATTAACTCTTCTGTTATCATCATAAAGTATTACTAATTCAAGTTCTTCTTTTTCGTCAATATCCACACCATAAATACAAGTATAATCAGGTGCGTGTAATAAATCTAAAGGTTCAATTAAATTTCTAGTAAATGATCTTTTATCTTTTTCTACTACTAAACCAATGTTTTGTTTAGGTACTAATGTTTTGTTATATTCTAATTTAAAATGATCTCTTAAATAATCTTGGTACCATTGTAAAGGTTGTGAAAAAGGCACTTCATAATCGTAATATGAGTAATCTTTTTTATTATTACTTATTCTTTTTTGATTGATGTAAGATGTAATTATATCGTTTTTAATTTTTTCACGATTAATCTCAAAACCTTTTGGACTGTCTATTTTTCCGATTGTTAAATCTATTTCTGAAAGCACCACCTTTTTCATAAATTAATTCAAATTTCTATCTTTCTTCTTTATCCCAAGTTTGATCTGTTTCGTTCCAATTATATATGTGTGTTTCTGATTCTGCTTCAGATAATTCTGGAGCATCACCTATTGGTGATTTCCAAGAAGCAGTTGAAACATCTAAAACCCAACTTGCATAAGGTTTCTTACCAATAAAAATATCATTATCTTCATCATAAGTCATACCTATACCAGCATAGTTACCTCTAAATGCTTTAGAGTCATCACCTGATGAGTGTTTATTACCTGATGTGTTATAAGATGTTTTTTTCCAAAGTGGCCAGTTATGAATATTCTCTAAAAACTGTCTTCCTACTTCTTCATCTTCAATACCATCTGCGTTCTGACAATCTTTGTCAGCTACAACGTGTACTGCTATAACTTTACTGTTAATACCTAATTTTGCATAATGTGCCATATTCGTTCTCCTTTATCATTTTTTTTTAATTTAATCAATATTTTTTTTATTGATATTTATATCTAATTATTACCACTCCTGAGCCTCCTGCTTCACCTTTTGTATAGTTTGCACCACCTCCTCCTCCACCACCACCAGTATTTACTGAACCTGCAACTGCACTTGTAGGTGGAGTTGTTGCACCATTGCCACCACCACCAGTTCCTCCAGTTCCACCTGTTCCAGGATTAAAATAATTTCCTCCACCTCCCCCACCTGCATATGCAGTTGGACTTGCTGAAATTGAAGTAGTAGCACCTGCACCACCATTACCACCATTTGCATTTGGTCCAGGACTTGAAGCATTACTTCCTGTAGCTGTTGCACCTCCGCCACCACCACCTGCTCCTGGATTATTACCATTTCCACCATTTGATCCTTGAGATGGAGATACTGGTGGAGTATTTCCTGCATAACCTGATGTTGTTGGAGCATTTGGACCACCCCCACCCCCACCTGAGCCACCTGTAGCACCTGCATTTGTCCACCCTGCAGCTTTTCCACCACCTGCTGATGTTATCGTGCTAAATACTGAATTACTTCCACTATTGTTTGCAAAAGGTGTACCACAACCTGTTCCTGGAGAACCTGCACCTCCACCTCCTATAGTTATGGGATAATCACTTGCCGTTACAGTTATTCCTGCAGGAGCATTTAAAGGACTAGCAGTATAAGAATCAGAACTTGATTTACCCTCTCGAAAACCTCCAGCTCCTCCACCACCACCATGTCCTTTTCCACCAGCACCACCTCCAGCAACTACCATATAAGAAATTATATTATTTGCAGGAACTGGTGATAAAGATGAAACTGAAAAAGTTGCATCAGACGTAAATGTATGAATCTTATAATCTCCAGATGTTGTAATTGTTCCCCCTGTTGCTGTCATACCTAAAGGTGAAAGAGTTGGTGCATTTTCATTTGCACTTGTAACTGTAACCCAACCTTGACTAGCATCAGAATAAATTAATCTTACTCCTATTCTATCTGTCGTTAAAACAACATCAGAACAAGCACCTTTTATTTTTGAACCACCTCTACCTATTGTAATATTATTTGTTGAAGCATTACCTGAAGAATCAATAACAATCATTTCTGTTCCAACTGTTGGACTGCTTGGTAAAGTAACTGTTAATTCTTGTGATGTAATTGCACCACCCATTTGTACACCATGTATGTAACAACCAAAGTAAAATGTTCCTGTAGTTTGTGGTTGAAACTCTATGTATCTTGTAGTTGCTGCATTAAAAGGTGTAGTATTAATATAATTAGATTGTGTACTTGCACCATCTAAATAATAGCTAACTCCTGATGAAACTATACCAGCAATAAAAGTTGAAAGTGTTGTTGAGTTTGATGTTGAAATTATTAAAGGGTGTGAATCATTTGTATTGTCAGTTTGTGTAAATCTGTATGTTCTACCTTTTAATAATGTCAATGCCATGTTTCTTGAACCATCTAAAAAATAAGCATTACCAGTTCCGCCAACAGAATATAAAGTTCCTGAAGCTACTGTAACTGCATAATTTAAAAATGGACTAGCATCTGATGTATTTATAAAATAACCTTTATTTGCTACTGCTGTAAAAGAAGCTGACTTTGTAGATGTGCAATAAGTAACTTGATCGCCTAAATTAGAAGAACCTGAATTAGCTAAAGTAACTCCTGATGGAATAGTAAATGTATCTCCACTATCTCCTAGAGTAGTTGTTGTTCCACTTCCTGGAGTTATCTTATCTACTTTTATAGTTGTCATTGGAATTTATATCTTATTGCTACAAATCCTGAACCACCTGAACCATTTGGTTGAACACTTGGATTAGCTAATCCACCTCCACCTCCACCTCCAGTATTTGCAGTTCCTGCTGTTCCTTGAGTGCTTGGCCACACAGCTCCTGTTCCACCTCCACCTGCTCCTCCTGTTTGTGCCGCAGTTGGTGATGCTGGTGGTTGATTACCACCTCCACCTCCTCCAGCAAAATATCTTCCTGTACTTGGTCCTGGTGTTCCATAACTTCCTGATGTAGGTCCAAAAAAAGCTGTTGCTATTGGTGATCCTGCTCCACCTACTCCTGGTGCTGATGGTTTACCTTGAAAACCTACTGCTGCAGCTCCGCCTCCTCCACCGCCTGAATAATTTCCACCACCATCTCCACCATTATTACCTTGAGGAGGACTAACTGGAGGAGTGTTTCCTGCACCTCCACTTCCTGGAGCAGTTTCAGCACCACCTCCTGAACCTCCTGCTCCACCATTTCTTACATTTGGTCCACAAGGACTTTCTGATCCTCCTCCACCTCCACCAGCAGAAGTAATTGTACTAAAAACTGAATTTGCTCCTGCTGAACCTCTTGCTCCTGGTGAGGCAGATGCTCCTCCTCCTGCTCC